CGATGCGGTGCCCGAGATACCCCGGAAAGCCGTTGACCACCTTCTGGCGGGCATAGACCACACCGCCAAAGAACCAGGTATAGGCGCTGACCACATGGCCGGTGTCGGCCATCTCAAAGCGCTGATCGTAAATCCGCAGTGCCCCATCCCAGACCTCGATGCGCAGGCTGCCCGCCGTAAGGCCAAAGAGCGCAATCGCATCGCAATCCTGCGTGGGCACAATGGAATAGGTGATCTCATTGGCCTGCCGCGCCGGGTTGGAGCGGTTCTGATCAAAGGCGCGCCAGCGGTTGGTGACACTGAGCTCAAGCCAGGCACTGCCATCGTCAATGCGCGGATCCCGCTCGCTGTTGTCATCGATCAGGCTCTCATAGATCCGATGGGTCTGCGTGGAGATCACCCGCGCCCCCGCCGCATAGACAGTCTCGGCCTGCCACTGTGGGTGATCGTCCTCTGGGACATTGGACGCCACCAGCTCCACCTCGGTCACCTGCATGGGAGAGAGGATATTGAAGTCCATCAGCTCCGCTCCCCCGGCAGCCCCACCTCATCCCACCCATCCAGATGGGTGGCGATGCGATCCACCAACATGCGCACCACTTGACCCTGCGCCACCACATGGCGGGTCAGCTCTTCCACCCCCTTGGTCAGCGGGCGGTTATCCAGCATGGCCACTGACTCGGCGTGGCTGTGAATGCGCGAGGGGCCTGTGGTCTCGATCTCCCAGCCGCGCTCGCCGACAATGCGCGCACCACCCCGATGCGCGCCGCCTCGGGCAAAGGCCGGAATGCCGCCCAGATCGCGCACCTGAGCGCGCAGCTGCTCCAGCGCCTTGCTACTTTTGGCATGGCGCTTGTTATAGGCGGCGATCTGATCCTCCAGCCCGCCATCGGCCCAGAAGGCTTTTTTCCAACCGGCCAGATCCGCGCCCGACCCATAAGAGACCCAATCCGCATCATATTGAATGCGACCGGTCTCGGGATCCACATGCAGCTCTGCATCGCGGTTGCCACTGCGGCGCAGCGAGACGCCTGTGCGCTGCTCCAGTGCGGCGATCTGAGCAATGAGGCCCGAGGCCTCGCTGCGATCTTCGAGCCCCAGCGCCAAGCCACGCCCTTGGGCCTGCAGTTTGGCGAGCTGCTGCTCGGCCTCTCGTGCGGCGCGATCCGCATCCACTGCATCGCGCAGCTCTGCCAGCATGCCCCGCAGCCGCTCCATCGGCTCCACCAGCGCGCCGGTGCCGTTGACAAGATCGGCAAAGACATCATCTGCCTCCAGCACCACGCCGCCGCCAAAGGTGAGCCGCCCGCTGCCTTCGCCACTGCCGATGAGATTGGCGATCTCGGTAAGCTGCGCCACCGTATCCGCCCCTTCGCCGGTGAGCGCCACATTGATGCGGCGCGACAGATTGGCGGATTTGGTCAGCACCAGAGCGCGGGTCTCTGGGTCAAGATCCTGCGCCAGATCCAGACGCAGGCTGCGCCGCAGATCCGCCGCCGTGGTCAGCGCCAGCGTGCGGGTGGCCTCATCCAGATCCGATCCCAGCACCAGATCCAGCGTTGCCACATGCTGTGAGAGCGCATGGGTGGCAATCCAGCGATCCGCTGCGGTCAGATCATCCCGACGAATGATGAAGTCCAATGTGGTGCGTATGCCGGTGTCGGCCTGTTCGACCAAGGCGCGCAGCCAGTCCGGGGCGCTGTCATCCAGTGTCACCGCCACATCAAGCGCGCCCACCAGATCCTCATAGCTGAAGGCCTCAGCGCTCTCGATGGCGTCCTGTAGTGCTGCAAGCGAGCTCTCAAAGGCGGCCACCGTGCCATCCCAATCCTGCGCCAGCTCTTGCACGCCCTCGCTCAGCTCAGCCACCTGATCACCAGTGAGGCTTTCCAACTGCAAGAAGGTGCCCAGCGATGTGAGAAGCTCGATCTGCTGCTCATAAAGCCCTGCCAGCACCTCATCATTGCCCGCTTCCAGCTCGGCAATCCCCGCCGCAAAAGCGAGGCGACCCTGCACCTCGGCGGCAATGCGGCGATAATCAAGCTCTGTGCTGGCCGTCTCGCGCGCCCGGCGCAGGAAGGCGCGGGCCAGCTCCGGCAGGTCTGCCGCCGCCGCCATATCCCCCGCCTGCACCTTGGCAAAGGCCGCATCCATCCGGGCGCGCAGGATTGCCTCGGTCTGCCCACCGCTGGCCGCCGTGAGCTCGGTGTTCACCAGATCCGCCACAAAGCCGCGCAGGCTCTCTGCGGTGCGCCGCCAGGCCTGTGCCGCATCGCGCGCCTCGGTCACCATCTGCTGTGCGGCCTCGATCTGCACCCCAATCTCGCCGCCGATCTCTTGCGCCAGCCCCGCCAGCTCTGCGGTGAAGGCCCCAACCTTGGGCAGCACATCGCCAAGCGCGCCCGACAGGCGCAGCAGATCTGCATAAAGCGCCTGGCCGCCCTCAGTGGTCAGATCGAGACTTTCCACCAGGGCGCGGAAGCCATCGCGCGAGCTGGGCATGGCAATGCCAAGGGCCTCAAACTCTTCCTGCAGGCGGCGCATCAAGACCTCGCTGCGCTCTGCTTCGGTGTAAAAGCCGCTAAAATAGCTGGAGATCGCCACCGAGAAGGCATCAGAACCGCCAAAGGCCTCAAGAAGATCAGAGGCCAGATCCGCCCCCTCAAGCGAGACATCAAACTCGGCCCGGCCCAACAGATCCATGGCGTCATTGACGCGGGTCAGACTTCCCGAGAGACGCGAGAGGGTTTCTGTGGCGCTCTCGCCGATCTTGGCAAATTCCTCCGTGCCCAACAGCAGCTCTGCCATCTGATCGCTGGCATTCTCCATATGGGCGGCCAGTTCGCGCTGGATGTCCTCCTGGCTTTTGCCATTGGTGATGATCTCAAAGCTGGCCCCACGGAAGTCTTTCAGGGCATCGATGGAAAGACCGAGAGAGCCGCCCATGTCCTCGAGGTGGTCGCGCAGGGAGCCAAACTGCAGATCGAGGGCGCGGTCCAGCTCCGGATCCAGACCGCGATACTTGGTCTTGTCACTGCGGAACCAGCCGCCTTTGTAAAAGTCAAAGGCGCTGCCCTCAAAGCCCGTGGCCCCAAAAGAGCCGCGGATGCCGGAATGTTTGTATTTGCGGCCAAAGGCTTTTTTGAGAAGCGCCACACCGCCCAGCACAATGCCCACCGCAGGCAGGGCGGCCCCAAGCGCGCCAAAGCCGCCCACGGACCCGGAGAGCAACCCACCGAGATTGGCAAAGCTCGAGCCAAGCCCACCGCCGGAGAACACCCCGCCCAGACCCGAGGCAATGCCACCCAAGGCCCCCCCACCACCAAACAGCCCACCCAGACCTTTGCCCAGGAGCCCCGGCAGAAGACCGCCGCCACCGCCAGCGCCGCCCCCAAAGAGGCCACCACCCAGCAAGCCGCCCGCCGCCTGCGCGGCTGATCCGGCCCCTGTGAGCGACAGCCCCAGCGCAATGCGGATCTGGTTCTTTGCAAAGCTTGCGGCGAGATCCGCCAGCCCGCGCTTGGCGGCCTGTTTGATCCCATCCCACATGGAGCGGAAGTCGCGCAGACCATCGGCGATCCAATCGCCAAAGGAACGCGCCACGCCATCCACTGCCGTTGAGAGCGGCCCTTCCAGCTCAGAACTCAGATCCCCCGCCGCCTCGGTGGTGGTCTGAAGGCTGCCCGCCACGCCGCCGCCGGATCCGTCATCCAGCGTGTCATCCAAAGTGTTCAGTGTATTGGCCAACGCATCTGCGCTGTCATCGCCTGCCTCAATGGCGTCATTGGCGCTGTTCATCTGGCCAGAGAGGTTGCGCATGGCCGCCCCGGCTTTCTCAAACCCCGCCGTGAGCTGGCCTGCGGCCTCTTTGCGCAACCGGATCACGCGCCCCTCAAGGGAGCTGGCCGCAAGATCCAGCTCCATCACCTTGTCGATGGCCTGATCCGAGGCATTGCGCAAACTCTGCTGCACCTCGGACAATCCGGGGAGACCCCGCATTCCTTGCGCAAGCGTCCATAAGAAGTTGCCCCAATTTAGCGAGAGATCCTGCAGCATGCGGGTAAAGCCCGCCTGTACCTGCGACCAGATCGCAGCCAGCGAGGGTTTAATCGCCGCCGCGCTGGTCTTGATGCCCTCCCAGACGCCCACCGCCAGAGTGCCAAGCGCTCTGAGCGCCGCCCCCCAGCCGCCGGTGGCCACCACCAACTGGTGGAACTTCATCGCCAGATAGCCAGCCCCCACCACCAGCGCGCCAATGCCGGTGGCAATCACCGCACCGCGCAACAGCAGCAACCCGCGCTGCAGGCCTTTTATTGCAAGGCTCGCCACCGCCGCCTTGGTCGAGGTGGCCCCAAGGGCGATTTCCAGCGCAATGGCCGATTTGGCCGCCGCCGCAAAGCGCAGCGGGGCCAGCGCCACCGTGGAGACCACAGCCCCCATCGCCACCGCCAGCGGGGCCGAGATCTTCAACATCAACCCCAGCGCCAGCGCCGCCGGGCCCACCGCCCCGGCAATCAAGCCGGTGGTGGCAATGATGCGTTTGGTGCCATCGGACAGCCCATTGAACCAGCTCGCCAGATCCGCCGCGCGGTCACTCAATGATTGCAACGCCGGGGCCAGAGCCACGGTCACCTGATTGGCCAGACCCCGCCCGGCAAGGCTCATCCGCGACAGCGCGTCATTGGTAAGCTCGATCTGATCCGCATCCACCTCGGAGATTGCCACCCCAAAGCGGCTCACATCCTGCGCTGCGGTGCGCAGGGCGGCCCCATCAACGCGGGTGAAGATCAACCCCGCCCGGCTGCCAAAGAGATCCGAGGCCACCGCCGCGCGTTCGGCTTCTGGCACATACTCCGCCAATGCCGATTGGATCTTCGACAGGCGCTGATCGAGCGGCAGCGCCTGCAGCTCCGCAGCACTGAGTTTAAGCTGCCCCAGCGCCTTGGCCGCCGCCCCACTGCCACCCGCCGCCTGGCTCAGACGTTTGGTGAGCTGCAATGTGGCCTGCTGCATCTCGCCCATGGAGACCCCGGAGAGATCTGCGGCGCGCTCGAGTACCTGCATCGAGGCCACCGTGGTGCCCAGCGATTGCGCCATCTTGGCTTGCGCATCGACGATCTGCAGGCTGGAGCGGATTGCCACCGCGGCCGCCCCGGCTATGGGCAGGGTGAGACCCAGCGCCATGCGACGCCCGGCGCGCTCCATATGCCCCGCCAGGCGCACCATGCGCCGCTCCACCGTGCCCATGGTGGCCTTGGCCCGCTTTGCGCCCGTCTCAAAGGCTGCGGAATCCATCGAGAGCACGCCGCGCAGCGCGCCAATAACTGCGGACATCTAAGGCCCTTTCTTGCTTTGGAAGTGCATATTCATCAGGCCTGCGCGCAGAGCGGCCAGTTCATGCGCAGGATCGCGGCTGCCTTGGCCCTTCTGGGCCGCGGCTTTGGTAAAATCCGGCATCTTTTTGGGATTGTGGAAGGCGTGGCTCACCAGCACGCCCAGCTCTTGATTGAGCACCCGGCGTGCTTCCACCTGCGCATCCTTGGCCCGGATCCGCGCGCGGGTGATGAGATCGTATTCCTTAAAGGTCACGCCCTCAAAGCTGGCGTGGTGCAAGCCCAGCTCGCACCACGACGCATATAGCGCGCTCCAGTCTACGCCCCCGCCGGGGGGCGGGCCTTTCCCGCTGTCGCCTCCCCATCACCGGTGCCGGGTGCATCACCCTTTGGGGGTGGGAAGGCTTTGGCGATGGCGTCGCCCACAAAGGGCACCACCTGCCGCGCACCACCCGCCGCATCGACCAGCGCAATTGCCTCTTCGCGGCTGACGCCTGCGCCATCCTCCAGCCCCGCCGCCAATGCCGAGACCAGCAGGCGCACACCGCCTTTGCCCTGGATCAGGTCATCCAGAAGCACATCAAAGGCTGTGCCGTTATTGTCTTCTTCAAAGCGCATCAGCGCGCCGGTGGTGAAGCGCAGTTTATGGGTGCTCTTGCCCTGCTTCAGTGTTGCTGCAGCAATCATCCCTTAGCTCCCTTTGGTCCAGCTGATGAGCCCGGTGGGGCGCAGTTTGAGATCGGTCATCAGATCGCCCTCATGGTCGACCGCCGGAACCGAAGGGTTCACGAAGGCTTTGTAGGCAAAGACATCCCCCGTGGTGACCTGACCCTCCATCGCGGGCAGCTTCACCCGGAAGAACACGGGCTTGCCGGCCGCCTTATAGGCCGCCGCCTGCTCGTAAAGTTCAGAGGAATAAAAGCAGCTCAGCGTGAGCTCGCTGGTATCAGTGAGACCCACGCCCCATTCGCGCGACCGACCGGGGCTATCGAGCGAGGTGCGGTCCCGGTATTCCGGGTTTTCCTCGGGGATGCCCACGGTTTTACAGCCCTTGATGACGACAAATGTCGCCTCTTCTCCATCCGGGGACCATTCAATATCCGCCAGATCGCCTGCGATGACATTCTCTGCCATGGCTCGTCCTTTCATAAAGTGGTGGAAAGCGCCGGTTGCCCGGCCACATCAGGCGCGGTAGCGCACCTGCACATCCAGCATTTGCAGCCGGATCACATCACCGCCGGTCTCCACATGGGAATCCCGCCGGGTCAGCTCTTTGATGCGGATCACCGATCCGCCGCGATAGGTGGTGAGCGTGGATGAGACCTCGCGGCCAAGGCTCAGCAACGCGCCATAGGTCTTGGCGGCAATGTTCACCTGCACCCGCGCGGTCTCGAGATCCGCGCGCCCCGTGAGCGAGTAGCGCGTCACCGTAGAGATCCGCTGCAGGGTGATGCGGGGAAAGCCGACATCCCTGTCAAACGCACCCCAAACCACCGGCACCCCCAAGGACTTCAAGAGATCCTTGACCTCGCGCTCCATACTCATGCGCGCGCTGCCTTGCGCCGAGCGCGTTCCAGGCTTTTCTCGATCTCCGCCCAAACCTCGCGCTTGAGTGTCGCCAGCATCATGGCTTGGCTGGCATCCCAAGCCGGGCGCAGGAAAGGCCGCGCAGGCATCGCCCCGGTGGCGCGTCCCGTGGAGCTTTGCACGCGGGGGCCAGTGCCAAACTCATAAAGATGCGCATGCGGGGCATCACCGCCATCCGGCTCAACCGGCCCCACATAAAGCACCACCTTGCTGCGGCCCCGATCTCCGCGCGCCTCACGCGCCTGGCGGGTGGTCAGCTTGGCGGTCACCGCAATGGCAAAGGGCGAGGCCGCCTCCGCCATCTGCGCCACCGGTTTGAGGCTCTTCTTCATGGCGCGCCGCATCACCCCTTTGGCGGTGCCACGCGGCAGTGCTGCCAGCGCGCGCTCAATATCGCCCGCGCCTTTGATGCGCATTTTGACGGCCATCAAGACACCTCCGGGATCTTCCAGGCGGTGATCTCGATCTCTCCTTTAAAGCCGCGTTGTTTGAGGCCGGTGATCTGCCAATCTGCGCCCTCAAACCGCAGCCGATGCGCGCCGGTGATCTGCACCATGGGCCCCGACCACAGCACCCGGAACCGCGCATCGCTGCGCTGTTCCACCGCCGCCGCCCGGAGCCGCTCGCCATCGCTCACCGGCTCATAGGTCGCCCAGCGATAAAACAGCGCGTCCCAGCCGGTGACCTCCTCTTCGCCCGCATCATTCTCCGCGCGCCGTGCCTCAAGAAAGAGAATGCGGCGATTCCGTTCCGTGATGCTCATCACCGCCACCAGCTTTTATAGGGGGCCACCAGCTGCGCGATCGACATCGGCACCTCCGCCGGTTTGCCCTCCATGACCACCGGAGACCGCGCCTGATAGAGATGCGCCGCAAAGAGCAGGATGGCATGACAGATGGGTTTGGGCACATCGGCAGCCGTGCCAAAGCCTGCGGTGAAGCGGATCTTGAGGGGCAGCGGACAGCGCCCCGGACGGGGCCAGTTGCGCGCCTGAACATAAGAGCGACCACCGAGCTCAAAGAGTTCAGGTGCGGTCACAACCTCCCAGGATCCCGCAGGCGTATAGACCTCGATCTGATCCACCGAAGCCACCGGGCCCAACATCAACTCCACCGATCCACCAGCTCCGGGCACATGGGGAAAGCTCTGCTGCCAGACCTGATGCACCAGCGCGAGGCCCAGCTCGCCATCGTCGCCGTCAAACTGCGCCACTGCCACATCCAGACAATGCTGCAGGTGGCCATCCTCTTCGCCCTCTTCCAGCCGCAGATGCGCGCGCAGTTGGGCGAGATCCACCGGCACCTCTGCCGGTGGGGTAAGACGCTCCATCGCCATGGCTCAGGCCGCTTTCATCTGCAGGACTTTGATGGCCTTGGTCTGCGCCGGGGCCCCATCGATGCGATGCACGCCCATAATGGCGAGGTTGGGGAAGAACTTCTCGCGCGCCACGCCCAGAAGCGGATTGCCCACCTTGCGCACGTAATATTCCGAGAAGTCACCGTAAGCGATGGGTTTGGTGCCGGCGCCGATCTGCGCCATCGCCTGGTTAAATGACACAGGCCGCCCGTTGAGCGTGGCGGGCACGCCCTTGGTGACATCGCCATCGGACCACAGATAGCGGCCATTGCCATCCTTGAGCTTGCGCAGCGCCTTCACCGATTGATCATGCATCTGGTAACGCACCTTGGGCCCGCCACGATAGGCCGGGTCCACCGAGTGCTCCAGATCCAAGATCTCATCGAAGGTGAGCGCCGTGGTGGCAGCCGCCACATGGCCCACCGGCGCGCCGGTCACAAAGCCCAGAGGCTCATTATTGCCGCTGCCGGTGGTGAGCCAGGCATTGCCCTTGCGCCCGATCCGCTCGCCGATCAGCTTGCCCAGAAGTGGCTCAAAGCCAAAGGCGGAATCCTGCGCCAGCTCAAAGGACCATTTGATCCAAGGTGTCGCCAGCGCATAGGCCAGCAATGTGGTCTTGCCGAGTGCAATGTCACCGCTGTCATCATCCTTGCCCTCATCGCCCTCCGTATGGGGTTTGGCCTCTTGGGTGGTGTCATCCACCGTGGGCAGATCAAACGGCGCGCCATTGGCGAGGTTGATCTCCGTGGCGATCTGCCCATCCATCATCGGGCCATGGGCGGCAGCGGCCACATTGATAAAGCCCGCCAGAGTGGTGGGCACCAAAAAGCCACCCTGCGCCCCGGTGCCTGCGTTTTGCGCCCGGTCCTCGCGATAGCCCCGGCGCAGGGCCTCGCGTGCTTCGCGGTCCAGCTCCGATAGATCCGCCCCGGTGGCCAGATAAAGCCGGAAGGCCTCGCGGTATTCTTCGCTCACATCCGCGTCGGGCTGATGGCGGGTCTCATTCTGGCCCGGACGGCGGCTTTCGCGCTCTGCACGCTCTTCCTGCTCGCGGCGTTCCTCGGCCTCGCGCTGTGCTTTTGCCGCCCGCTCTTCGCGCTCGGCCTCTTTGATGAGACCGTCGTATTGATCCATCATCGCGTCGAACTTGTCATTGGCGGCGCGCGCCTCTTCCAGCGGTGTTTTGTCGGTGATCCCATCGCGCAGGCTGGTGGCCTCGGTGAGAAGGGTTTGCGCCTTCTCGCGCAGTTCTTTGATCTTGCTCATGATATCCTCATTGGATGTGGTGATGGATGTGGTGATCTGCGCTTGCCCAAGGCGCGGCATGGAAAAGGGCAGGACAAAGCGCCAATCAGCGCAGCCCCGACAGACGCCCGCGCATCTGCATCCGGCGGCGCACGCAGAGCGCACTGCCGCCAAGAGCCGCCGCTTTGGAGCGAAGGCCAATCTCTGTGCCCTGATAGGCAGGGTCGGTGACAATCGAGACATCGAAGAGCCGCACCGAGCCGATGCTGCGCAGCGGATGCGCGCCGCTCTCATCCCAAGTCTCTTTCTCGGCAATGAAGGCAAAGCTCATCTTGGAGAGATCGCCGCGCCGCATCTTGGGCAGGATCCGCTGCACATCCGGATCCTGCCGGTCCAGCTCCGTCTCCACCCGCAAGCCGCGCTGATCCTGCGATAGCATCAGCGTCCCGGAGCTGGTGCGCGCCAGTGGCAGGCCCTCATGGTCAATCAGGAAAGTCACATCATCGCGCCGGTCCAGCGCGGCGCTGAAGGCCCCGGCCTCCACCACCTCTTCCCAGCCCCATTTATCCAGCGGGCCGATGGCGGTGCGCTCGCCGAAGACCGCCGCATAGCCCGTGACCGCCAGCGGTTTGTCTGTGTCTTCGCGCAGCTCAATGGGCGCGACGGCGCAATAGCGCACCTCGCGTGTGGGATCGCTCATCCAAGCCTCCGTTAGTTTGTGTGGGTGTCCGCGTCGCCGTCCTGATCGTCAGGATCAGCATCGTCATCTGGCTTTGGTACAACCGCCCCCTTGGCAAAAGCTTTGCCCGCCAGCTCAATCGGCACGGTTGCGCCCTGTACCAAAAGCACATCGCCCCCGGGCAGCGGCGCGCGGTTTTCCAGTGCGCGCCCCTCATTGGGGGTCATCAAGCCGTTCTGGATCGCTTTGACAATCGCCTCGATGCGGGTCTTGAAGTCGCCCCGCATTATGCCGTCGAGGTTCAGTTTGACATAGCGTTTGGAGCCGCGCCCGAAGATCTTCAGCGTCAGCTCCTGTTCGAACTTCTTCACCCAGCGCCGCAGCGTGTGTTTGACCAGGTGAAGATCCTGATGCTCGATATTGTTGTAATTGCCCTTGCTGAGTTCCTGCAGGAACACCGGTGGCAGCTGATAGATCCGCGCCACTTGCCCCACCGCAAAGACCTGCACCGGGGTGAGCTGCATCTTTTCCGGATCATCGCCGAGCCGCTTCAGCTCATGCCCCGCTGGCAGCGGCAGCACCGGCTTGCCCTCATCCGCCGCCCGCCGCGTCACCCGCATCAGATCTGCCGCCGAGCGCATCATTTCCTTTGCGGCCTGGAAAGGTCCTGTCAGCACATAGGGCGGCACGCCGTTTTTGCCAAAGACCGTCAGCGCATAGCGATTGGCATTGAGCCCCTGGCGGATGGCGCTGGCGCAGGTCATCACCGGGTTATGGTTGCTCACATGATCCGGTTTGAGCAAAAAGGCGATGTCGATCACATCGCGCCCCGGGTAGATCTTTACCCGCCCGGAAGGCTCGCGATAGTCATAAAACAGCCGCCCCTGATCCTTGCGCACCGTGGTGCGGTGATACTCCATCGGGAACAGGTTGATGACCCGCCCCTGCGCGTTGCGCTCAATGTAGGTATAGGCGCGCCCGGGGCCAAAGACCTCGGCAAAGAAAGTCTCGCGCCAGCTAAACGACGTGGTGCTGTCATTCACCGCCGCGCCCAGCACATCCACCACGCCGCCTTTGAGCTTCTTGTCGCCGCCCTCATCACTCGTGGTCTCAAAGACCTCGATGGGCAGACCGGCCATGGCCGCCGACAGGAAGTTGATTGCCGCCCAGACCCCGGGCAGCGACAGCGCCTCGCGCATGCTCACCCCTTCGCCCACCTCACCGGAGAGCACCTGCGCAATGGCGGCCTCGCCACTGTCCACCACCTCGGCGCGCTGTTCTGGCAGGCCTGCGCCCTCAGTCGCCGCGCGCCTGCGCCACCCCATCAATCCCACAGCATATCCTCCAGAGAGTATTCTTCATCGCCCCAAGGCGAGTGTTCCTTGCCCGCCCGCTCGCGGCACAGCGCAATCCCCGCCGACATCGCCAGCGAGACCATGCCGTCGATGCGACCATGGGCCTTTTCCTTGTCAAACATCCGGTGCCCGGTGCGGTTCTCCGCATAGGTCACCGAGGCCGCCATACTGTCCAACAGCGGGTTCTGCGCCACGGTCTGGCGGCCGTCATAGATGGCGTTTTCCAGCTTGTTGATGGAGTCCGGCATCCACAGATAGATCTCCACCTCTTGCCCCGGATTGGTGGGATCCGGCACCTTCTCCAGTACCCGCTTCTGAAAGCCCTGCGGATGTACCTCGGTGGGCAGCACCAGGCCTTTTTCCGTCAGACTGTCTTTGAGCCGCTCCAGCCCGTACTGATCGCAGGCAATCACCTCCGGCTGATAGCGCGAGGTGAGATCTGCCAGCGCGTCGGCAAGCCACGGGTATTTAAGCCGATCTCCCGGCACCGCCTCGATAAACCCCTGCCGCACCCAGAGATCATAGGGGGCCTGATCCCGCGCCGCGCGTTCCATCAGCGTGCCCTCCGGTGTCCAGAACCAGGTTTTGGAGACCAGACGCTCTGCATCCTTGGTGGCATCCAGCACCCAGGTCAGTGTCAGCGCCGAGAAGTCGCGCACCTGGCTGAGATCGAGCCCGCCAAAGCAAGGATAGCCCTGCGCGGTCAGCTCTTCGGGATCCACCTCGCCATGGCAGGCCACCCAGGCCTCGCGCCGGATCGCCGCCGTCACCGATTGCGTCCACTGGCAAAAATGCAGCCGCGCAATGCCGTTGCGCTTGCCCGGCATCATCTTGGCCTGGTTCACCACCTTGGTGAGATATTCCTCATCGATGGTGACCCCCAAAAGCGGGTTCACCTTCACCCAGCAGCTGGGGTCATTCTCCCAATCATCGCCCTCATCCAGCGAGCAGATGAAGGCAAATGTGCTGTCATCCTCGACCGCGCCGGTCACGACATTGACGCCATGCTGGTGCTCTTCCCAGCAGATCGATTTCTTGTCGGTGCCGGAGTTGGTCGCCATGCACAGGAGCGGCTGTTTGCGGAACTTAAAGCCCCGCTCCAGCATATCGATCACATCCCGGTTGGGATGCTCATGCACCTCATCGGTGAGCGCGCAATGCGGGCGCGGGCCCGATTGCGCCTTTTCCGCCGAGAGCGGCTTGAACTTGCGCTTGTCGCCGCTGCGCCCCCGGTAGGTCATCTGCCAGACGGGGTTTTCCCCTTGCTGCTGCACCGTCCGCTTCAGCACCGGCGATTGATCCACCATCGCCACCGCATCCTGGAACAGGATCCCCGCCTGATCTTTCTTGGCTGCCGCCGCATAGATCTCGGCCCGGGGCTCGCCATCGGCCACCATCATGTAAAGCCCAATGCCGCCCAGCATCGGCGATTTGCCGTTGCCCTTGCCTTCCTCATCGTAAAACCGCGTGAACCGCCTGAGCCACGCCCCGTGCTGGGCGCTGTATTTTTGCCAGCCGAAGAGCGAGCCGATCCGGAACGCCTGGCTTGGGTGCAACTCAAAAGGCCGCCCCTCAAACTGCCCGCCATTGAGCCGCAGCACCTGCGGAAAGAAGCGGATCGCCCGCAGTGCTGCCGCCAGATCCCATTTGAGCCCGCGTTTGGGCCCCTCCACCAGATCGCGCAAATGCCGCGCCGCTGCTGCCCGCACGTAAGGCCCGGCCACAACCTCACCCGCCTCAACCGCTTGCGCCCAGGCTGTCACCGGATCCTCGCTGGCCGAGACCCGCACATGCTCTGCGCTCACGTCAGATAGCTCTCGGGCCCATTGGGATCGGCAAAGCTGAACCCCATTTGACCCGCGCCCGACAGCCCCCGCTCCGCTGCAGGCGTCATGCCAAAGTCATTGGCCAGCCCACGGATCTGGCGGAAGGTCTCATTGAGCTGCGCCACCTCTGGCCGCGCCTTGATCTGCACCCCGTTGCGCGTCTCGCTCTCATAGGTCTCGCCGGTCTCTTCGAGCTCCAGTGTCAGCCGTTCATGACGCACCACCGCCGCACAGAGCTGGCGGAACATGAACACATTGCTGGGCTTCAACCGATCCACGGTCGGGTGGCACAGCGGCAGCGCCAGCCGGTCAAAGGTCCAGCGCAACTCGCCGGTCAGCCCCTCGGGCCGGATCTCCTCGAGGCGCATCCGCGCCCGCTCTTCCAGATTGTGAAGTGGCGCGCCCTCTTCTGCGAGGGCCACAACTTTTTCCTCTGCCGGTCTGCGCCCTCGCATCTTCCGATCAACTCCTTGTTCATGTGGCTTTTTCTATTCAATTTCCACTTTGCACAGACAAAGGCTCCCCCTCCGGTTGCCAGTGCTTCCGGAATTCCTTCGAACCCTCCCCCCGGGGTTGCCGCCCCGCTGCGTCAGCGGTTGGCGGGGTGCTGTGGATCCACCGGCCAGCCATCCGCGCCGCGCTCTTCCGAGTACCCGCGCGCCTCCAGCCGTTGTTTGTTCTGATCATGATCATCCGGGCACAGCGTCTGCAGATTGCCCGGATCCAGAAACAGCGCCGGATCGCCCCGATGCGGGATCACATGATCCACCACCAGGCGGCAGCGCTTTGGGTTACCCTGTCGAGATCCTGACGCCGTCAGCGAACCATCGTTCAGGATCCCCCGCCGCAGGCACGCCCGGCACAGCGGCTCCCGCGCCAGATGCTCAGGCCGCAGCCGACGCCGCCACGCCGACAGGTTGTACAAATGGTGATACTCGCTCCGTGCCGTCATCGCATACCCCCGGAACGCAAAAGCGCCCGACGGTTTCCCGTGGGCGCAATCAGTGATGATGCATATTTACTGGCACGCCGGTGACATCAGCGTCAAGAGGGCATGTGGGGGGCTCATATTCAATGCGAGATTGATTGAAAGTGGTTTCTGCATCTCTGCCGTGAAAAGAATCCTTGCATTGTTGCGGCTAAGCGACCATCTATGGCTAGCTTACGTTTCTTCTCTTCGAATTTCTGCTCCCGTGAAAACGGTATCGGTTGGTCGACTTGGATCGACTTTTGCCGACCTGTTGCAATTCCGCAGACAGATTTTTTAGGAGATTACGGATATGGCCAATGGCACCGTGAAATGGTTCAACTCTACCAAAGGCTTCGGCTTCATTCAGCCTGAAGATGGCACTCAGGACGTGTTTCTGCACGTTTCCGCAATTGAGCGCGCTGGCATTAACCGCATCGATGACGGTCAGAAAGTGACCTACGACATCGAAAGCGGTCGCGACGGTCGTACGTCAGCCAATAATCTGACGCTCGCTTGATAGCCATTGCTGGGGAGAAGGGCAGATGACCGAGGCCCCAGCAAACAAAGACAGCACGTCTGAGAACGTTTCGGAAAAAGAGTGTTCAGAGACAGCGGGAGTAACTAGCTCCTTCTATTGCCTCATTGCACTTCGAGAACATTCGCAGAGTGCACATTTTTCCGAGTGAGTGCGTTGAGTGATTTCACCTTGGACAAGGTGATTGCTCCGCAACTCACTTGGGCAGCCTGTGGCGAGGAACCCTTCGCCACAGGCATTATCCAGAGATTTCAGGTATTAGTCCCGAAACTCGGCACCGAGTCCGTATGGGATACTTGCTCTGAGATGCGCATTCCTCGCGTGCAGCGAGCGTGCGAATGACTTCACTTTATACACCCGGTAGGTGAAGCACCTCACACCGATCAGATTGCTTGGCGTATTCCTTGGTAACAAGTGAGCGCCATCTAAACCGATCCGACGTGCCACCCTGAATGTCGCGCGAACCGCGTACTTCGGGTGTGTTCAATTTCCCAAGGCAACCAATACTGGTTGCCCAATGGGCAAAACTAAGACGAGAAAATGATAGAGATTTTTTGGGGCCCAACGTTGGTCCTTACCGATGCTGAAACAGGAAAACAGGAGTCCTTTGGGACTATTGAGAAGGCTCACCACTGGCTTGACCGGAAATGGCCTGTTTCAGATAGAGCCAGTGAGGTCGCTCTCACTCAAGTCGAAGCGGCAATGGAATGCATGGCCACGGTGCAAGAAGCGCGCTCGGCGTTTAAGGGAGCCGCTTTCACGGCTGGTTTTCATATCGGCGCAGATGGTGGCCAACCGAAATCTCTTTGAGAAAACCGTACCACAAGTTCACTTATGGAAAGGACATCGAATGCAATTAGCAATTGAAATGGAGTTGGCTCGACTTGGAGCCACCAACCCGAAAAAGACCGTCAATCCCGAAGCCATTAGACACAGCCTAACGGCCCTGCAGTCGGTTTTTGATGCCGCACTGTCCGAACTGACGAGCTTGGAACAAGTCGGTATGATCTCAGGAGAGATTTATCTGCGCCGGTCTCTTGTACAGTAAAGCGAAACAACACGCTTTAGCTGAAGGCGGGCTTCGAGTCGGCGCCACTGCAGTTACCTCGATCGAAACCGGACATGTTGAACTGGTTTTGATTGTCAGGGGACCAGTTACTCGAGGGGGGACAACTGTGTGGAAAGCTCGCCATGATGAGTTCGAAATCTGGCACTTAGAGAAGCATTTGACGGTATCTGGCGTGTTGGGCTGACCCAAGGGTGCATACAGAGTAACAGCACAACATCGCCTAGCTTCGACCATCACCAAACCATCCGCCCCAACGCCTCTGCCAAAGCCTGTCGCAACGCACCGGACGTCTGTCCCCGCACACTCCACCCATGCGCCCGCAGCACCGCGCTGATCGGCTTATCCTCCAGACACACCATATCCACCAGCCGCCGATCCGTGATGTTCACGCGCGATCCCCGCTTGGACGGGCGGATCTTGCGCACGGCCATGGCGGTGCCGGTGCCGATGCGCCTGCGGATCCGCTCGATTTCTTCGCGATCTCGCAGCACCGCATCGATGAAGCTGCCACTGCCACCATTGCCACCGCTGCGGATGGCCTCGACAGATGAGCACCGGACACCGGCACAAGCGTGACGCTCCACCAGATCCCGATAATATCGCCCCGCCGCCACCTGCTCGCGCGTGAAGGGCGCGGGCTTGCCGTTGCTAGCAGCCTTGGCCGCCATGACGTCAAACACATCCGCCCGCTGCATTGCCGAGCGGCCACGGTAGCCCGAGGGGCGGGCTTTCCAGTCGTTTTCGCCATCGGGAAACAGGCTCATCGGTTGAAAGACACGAATGGCACCCCGGGCAGGGGCCTCAGGGATCGCATCACCGCAGACCTCTGGCACATAGCCCCGCTCTTTCACCGCTTTGATGCGATCCGCCTCTGCCTGCAGGCGGATCTGGCGCGCTGCCATGAACTTTGCCACCGGGGTCAGATCTGCCACGCCATCAGATGCCACGATCACAACATGCTCGCTCATGCTGTTGCACCCCGCTGCGCCTGGTCTGCAATCTCCCGGCATTTCTGCAGCGCTTCAGACCGGCGGGCGCGAAAGCTCTCATCCTCCATCGACAGTCGATCCCCACGGCCAGCGCGCATTTCGATATCCGCCATCCTGCGCACAGCCCCATCCGCCTCATTGCGGATCTGGGTGATGGTATACGGCCCTGGCCAGACGCGCGCACCACGCAAATAGCGCAGCAACTCCGGTGCCCAGCCTTCAGCAAGTGCCTTATGCCCAAGTTCTTCTGCAAAGGCCTTCAATAACAACGGCGAAGGCCCGCTGTCCGGGAGCTGGATATCGCGCGCCTTGTTCAGGATCTTGAGCCCAATCGGAAACCGGTCCTTATCTTTGCCACCCGGGTGCGCCTCAACCCAATCCCGCAAGATCGCAAGGTTGGCCGGGGTCATGTACGCCAGTTTCTGGCGCAGCTCACGGAGCATTACCGCAAACTGCGCCTTGGTCAGCGTCGAGGGCCGCGCCAGCCCCAATGCCTCCAGCGGTGTGATCAACAATTCCTGCACTCGCGCCTCACCGGCGGCCTGTTCTTTCGCATCCATTCCTGCACCTCTTTTTCTCAGCGTTCCGACATATCCACAGGCTGCTCGGCCCGAGTGGGAGCGGAACGAAATCTCATTTCATATTCTCTCATTTCATTTCCTCTCTTATGTCTGGAACTGTTCCATTCTGTTCGGAACTGTTCTGGTATGTTCCGTTCTGTTCCGCCCACAGGTGGCCGGATTTCTTCAATGATTTCAGGGGGCGCGGCGCGGGCGACCCACAATGCCCTCAGATACGGCCTCTTTGAGGGCACGTCCGATGGAGGCTTGGAACTGCGGCATGCGCCGCTGACCGGGGTGGTGTTTGAGCAGCCAGTCATCCACCCACGCCACGGCCAGCTCATCGGAACAGAGATCCTCGCTGCAGCCGATGTCGCGCAGCACCTCGATTAGCCGTTTGCGCCGCGCATAGACCGCCTTGTCTTCATTGCTGGCCTTGTGCTCTAGATGACCGCGCAGCGCGGCCTCCATCACCTCTTGCACCACAGGATGCGCCAGGCGAATTGCGCCGTTGTCACAGCGCACCGGGTGCCAGTTATAAAGCGGGTTGAATGCCCGCTCTTTGAGCGAGATCCACCGCTCCAGCGGCAACCCCAGCAGAAAGGCCAGACTGTCATCGTCGCTGGGCAAGGTTCCCAAGGGGGCCTCACCGTGTGACTTGAAGAACAGCTCCATACCAAAAAAGCCGACTTCCGGGTCACGGTAAGCCTTGCGCCGGAAGTCGCTGCGGTCATAGCGATCATGGTTGAACGGCATGAAGTAATGCGAGTCCAACCGGCTTTCTGCTGAGATCGGGTATTCCGGCAGATCTGAGGCCTCCACCAGTTTGACCTGCGCAACCTGTGTCATTTGACCCTCACCAGGTTACGCGGCCCAACGGCATCTTTGATCTGATCCAGCGTCTTGGACATCGAGGACACGCGAGAGATGACAGCCTCAAGGCTCTCCACCTCCAATTTCGCAGCGGTCAGGCGCGCCTGCGTGTCCTGCATGAACTTGCGGATTTCATCGCCAAGGGCGGCCATGTCGTCATTGCTGCCACCCGGCTCAAAGAACTCATCCCGAATGCCCGCGACCCAGCCCGGCATGACATTCAGCACCTTGGCCACCGTGTCATCAGTTTCGCCACCGCAGTAGCACTGCCGATCATGATCATAGACCTCGCTTAGGATTTCCATGATCTCGCGCTTTTGCACCCGCGTCGGTTCACGCGGGGCCGTTTCGGCAGGTGTTTTCCGCTCTGTTTTTGCTGCCATTTTCTCCACCTTTCTTTTTGCCTCACAGGTGCCGCACCGCAGCCGTTTGCCGATGTAGGACCACCCCAACCGTTGAATTTTGGACACCGCCTGGCCGTGCCCGTCGCTGCCATCCCGCCCATGGCGGGCCGCGACCGTGTCCTCGCGCCCGCAATCATCGCAAATGCAGCGGTAGCGCGGTGCGCCGCGCGCATCTCGAACTGGATCAAGCGCCATAGCGGCCCCCTGTTGCGCACAACATCAGGCCGTCTCCCCGAACAGGGCTGACAGCTCGCTATCCAGCGCCTCGATCATCAGTGGGCCGTTATCCAGCGCGTTGCTCCGCGCCATTTTGCGGTAGGACCCGGCCCAGCCCCGATAGCGGCAGATCTGAGAGCAGGTCTGCATCGAGGCCTCGGTAAACTCCGCCATATCCCGCAGAGTGCATTCCCCTGCGCTGTCTTGGATCAACCACCAGATCTGATAGGCGATCCGCTCGATACGGGGTGGCGTGGTTTGCGTCCTCATGCGGCCCTCGCCAATTGATCCTGGAAGAACGCCGCCGCGCCGGGATCGGTCAGGATCATCAGCAAGGCGGTATGGCTGGCGGGCGCGGTAACAGCGCCCCACCAGTTGAGCGCAGTCTGAAACGAGACATCGCAAAACAGCGCCACCTCGCGCGGGCTGTGAAACCGCGCGTGGAAGTAGGCCGACCAAAGGTCAGGCGCGCTGATCTTCAGCGCATAAGGATCCAACTGATTTGACCAAGACGCTTGGTCAGCAGACGTGCCACGCTGATCGCATGGCACATCATTGTTCACGATCAGGGTTAGACGCGGGCGGCTCATGCGGCGGCGTCCTTTGCATCATTCTCACCCGCAACTGCAAGAAAGGAGAAGAGACCGCGATTTGGTTCACAAACCTCAGCCTCCACTGCCATCACACAGAGTGCATCATACCAAGCAGCAGGTAGGACACCTACCTGCATATGGGTGTGTACTGTCGTCGGACTCTTGCCGAGACGTGCAGCGACGGCCCTGTAACCGCCAAGCTGATTGATCAGATTTCTTGTGCTCATGCACAACCGATAGTCCGAATAATTCAGACCATCAAGATCCGACGATGAGAAAGTTCAATTTATTCGGACCTGAAGTAGATAGTCCCTATGAACATCGACACCAAAGAACGCCTAGCCCGCACGGGTGATGTATCGCCCGAAGCTATTCGAGTGCGCCTTCTGGCCGCGCGCAATTCTCTTGGCCTGCAGCAGCTAGAAGTAGCGAAGCAACTTGGCTTGAAGAAAACTACATTCCATAGTCAGGAGAGTAGAGGCGCCCCAAGCATCGCTACTATGAAATATTACTATCGACAGCACCGCATCGACTTTAATTTCATTCTTCATGGTGACTTTGCTCAACTTCCGCAGGACGTTCAGGACAGGCTCTTCTCAGCACTGCAAGACGAATAGTCCAAAGCGGATCAAAGATCAGGTTGAGATCCACTCCAATACGGCGCGCCAGCGCCAACACCTGTAACAAACTTGCCTCTCCGATTCCCGCGTGTTCCGTTTTTGTTCTCATATAGTCCGAACTCACAGGCAAACGCCAACACGAAATTATCCGAAATATTTGAACCCATGCCTTGACCGGTCCATATTTTTCGGATTACGTCATCCCCATCAACCGATGGAGGATTGAATGCAAGACAGACTGGAAACCGTGCTGCGGGACGCGCAGCAGATCGCAGGCTCACCCGAGGAACACCTCGACAGCCCGCACCTCTTCACAACTGCATGGGCAACACTGAAGGCCGCGCGCGGCCAGGGCTTTGACCCCGCGCGCCTGCGGGCTGCGCACCTGGTCGAGCGCCCGGCGCCGACGCCAGAGCCAACCGAGCAAGTCCTAGAGCGTGTCGGCCACAAAGTGCGCCGTGTCATGGCGGATCGCCAGATCACCCCGCACGGTCCCCATGCGGCGTAAGGCGAGGCGCACCCGCAATGACAAACCCTATCTCTCAAGGTTCCGCACCCATGGCGGACGCCCCCCACGGGCTCCGCCCGTCTGAGGTCAATGAACATCTGCGCCGCGTTGGAGGATTGCGCAGCGTAGCCAACACCGAGGTTTCGCACAGCTCTCGCGGTGCGGATCTGGCGCGGGCGGATCAATCCTCCAAGTTGCCCACCGCCCGCGCGTCATCCACCGCGATCAACACCCTCGCGCTCTATGCCGCAGCGGAGACGCTCAGAGCGACACCGATGCATCAGAGATCCGAGCAATTCTCAGACCTTGGTGGGCGCATCACTGCTCCAATGTCAGATGCATGGGTCTATGATGAGGCGCTCTGGCTGGTGGATCTGATGGGTATTCAAAGCACCGGCACATCCCGCCAAAGCGCGCTGCGTAGCTGGATCAAGACCGCCTCTGCGCGCGTACCCCGCCGCGCCAGCGATGGCCGTGCCGATTGCCCCTACAACGGCCAATCCATCGCGCCGGCAACGCGCTGACTAACACTCACGATACAGACCCAAAGACATGATAGCTCTCGCAGCAATGAAGGATAGCATATGACCCAACAACTCATCGCGGTTGATGCTGGCGCACTAAGTGACCTCATTGATCGCCTCACCAAGATCGAAAAGCTTCTCGCATCGGCGGAGTTGTCGCGTCGGGAGGATTGGCTATCCATTCCCGAGGCTGCACGCATCCTGAAGTGCGACCCGTCTACCATCCGGCGTAAGATCAATAGTGGAGAACTGAAAGCCAGCGGAAGCGGCAAGACCCGTCGTGTCCAACTCAGCTAATTTAACCATGAGTGGAAGCGAAGAGTGAAATCTCTCTGCATCAACGCTGTTCATGGCCGGCGTGTAAGCTCTAGCAGGCAAGTTTTATAGCCGACGTGCATTCTCCTACCGATTGAGGCTACGCATGCGGGGCATTACCCTCGCATTCTTGGAAATGGTATCTGACTGCGGGCAGCCCGAGCACGACATGGGTTCGGCACCTGCATCAATTGGCGAGTTCTATAGGTGGCGGGAAGGCCGACCTTCGCAGTGAGTGCGAACGACACCTTGCGAGCGGTTGAAGTCGGTGTTTCTGGGGACCACACCACCGGACTTGGTGTGACCCGTACTGAGTACGGATAGCTGACATTTTCTGCGTATCGCATGAATAATCAGTATCCGCAGAAAGGGGGCAGTACAATAACTGCCGAGGAGCGACAGGACCGCGCAGGTGTCTGTGAAGGTCTATATTCTTCAATGATTAAGCGGTTCTTGCTAAATTCGAGCGTTTTATTTGCCCGCTTGCGTCTTCAGATTAGAAGTTGCAACCATCATGAAGTCACCTCAATCGGGATGTGAGCAAGAATATATCTTCAACTCTACACGCGATACGAGCGTATTGCGCTTTGATCCAACTCGGAGACGGGCACAAGCTTATAGTGCCGCTCTTCAACAACTCTGATCTCGTCGTCCTGAACCATAAGCTCAAACAAGGCGATTACGTTGTCAGCCATAAATTGGGTAGCAATCGCTCGGCAGCGCATATCTGGAAATTTAGTTTCAGCAAATCGGATGTCTTGCTCTACCTGAACAATACCGATTTGATCTTTCCCACCTTTCGCCTGAACGGGGATTATATAGTGGCAGCCATGGCGGTCGAGGCCGACATATAGTTCGTCGACTTCAATTTGCCCTATGCCCTTTACTGTCGTGCGAAGATGATTCTGAAGACTATATGTTGTCAGGCCTAGAAAGGTGTCGATAAGCCGATTGTAGCGGACGATGGCTAGCAGAGCTTGCTCATCATCCAATGCATAGGCTCGGATAATTTCTGGCGTCGCATCAGGAATGGCAATATGTGCCAGGTTCTCGCGCGGGACTACTCGATTGTACTTCACTAGGCGAAACTGGTAATTCGCACGCCCGGCCAGCTGGATCACCCATTCCAGCCCTGGGGGCTGGGTGTCCAAGATGGTTTGCGGCAACTTATTTCGGAACCGGAAGGAATACAGAATGTCGCCAAGATTCTTGGGCAATCGTAGCCCAAGCTCGGCCGACGTTGCCTCTAGGTCTTCCCTAGTAAATGGAAGTAGGACACTGTCCGGCGTGTGGCGTTCAAGAAAGATCTTCTCAATTACTGCGCTGTAGCGGTTCTGCTTAGCCATGCACGTTGTCCGTATCTGCGCTCAAGCGCTCTCGTTCGATATCGATCTGTCGACGTTTGGTAGCACCGCTCTTGCGGTCTCGCTTCGAGGGCATCTTTGGGACTTTAAAATGTGCCGATGCGGAGGATAGGTCCATCTCCAAGAGGCGAGTGTCACCCAGTGCAGAGGCGCCTTCGGGCCGATAGGGTGTATAACCGAGTGCCTTTATCATTTCTCCGGCCACGGCTCGGGCCAATGGCGGCGGCACCGAATTGCCTATCTGGCGCGCTCCATGCCACTTGGTCGCGTTGAAGCGGAACCAGTCTGGGAAGCCGTGCAAGCGAGCCATTTCCCGCACAGTTACGCAGCGCGGATAGCGGTAATGGATGGGCCGAGGGCTCGTGAAAGCGCCGCGCGCGCCATCTGTACCAGCACGTAGAGTGTTAGCGACGCCGTCATGGGAAAGTTTGAAGAAACGGCTGATCGGCTCGACTGATCCGGGCGCAGTCGCGGCAAATCTGGAGCGGGAAATTTCTGTGTGGGTGGTTCTGGCACTAGAGGTTAGCGAGGCCTCATCCCATTCGCGAACGTAACCGAAATGCCAGCTTTCGTTTGCGAGCCCTCGTAGTTCCGCAGCGTAAGATGAAGGCGTACCTAGGCGCGTCGTCTTCACACTGTCGGATTTTTTAAGTGTGTCGAAGCTTTCGGCGTCTGGTAGGTCACCCAAAGCATCCTCGCAGTTGGGTCCGTAGGGGAGGCCTTCAAATGCTTGTGGTCGACCGCTGATGTTGGTTAGGGGGGCTGGATATTGTGGCATAGAACACCCAGCCTTAACTCCCATGAGGATTAGCCGTTCACGTGCCTGTGGAGTGCCAAAATGCGCGGCGTTAAGAACCTTCCAAGGCATCCTACATTCGTATCCAGCCTCTCGGAAGGCCTCTACGAGCTCGTTGAGGAAGCGTATGTGCTTGCCCACGGTTAGACCCTTGACGTTTTCAAACACGAAGCTGGTGGCGTCGAGTTCGCGAACAATCCGGAGGAACTCCATCGCCAGTCTGTTCCGCGGATCGTCTAGCACCCTCTTCCCGATCATAGAGAAACCCTGACAGGGAGCTCCGCCGGACACGCAGTCGATCACGGCGTCACCCAAGCCCGCCTCTTTACGGATCTGCATTCCAGTCAGGCCATCCACCGAGGTTGCCAAAACAGTTGTGTGCGGAAAGTTGAACTTGTGAACCGCGCAATGGACGGGGTCGATCTCAACCGCTGCACGCACATCGAAACCGGCTTGTTCGAAGCCAAGGCTCAGGCCACCGGCTCCTGCGAACAGTTCGATTGCGATCGGTCTTTTCTTCATGGCCCTACCGTTGACTTTCTTAAATTCTGCGAGACTAGCATGGCGCTTATTCGATGTTGATCGGATTGGCCACTACCCTAACCAGCGCAAGGGAAGCCGGAACTGTACTCTAATCGTCGACATGGTTTGTGCAAGCGGGAGCTTGGCTTGCATTCGACGACGCGCGCCCGCTAATAAAAGTAGCTTCTTCCTCTTGGTGTCGAGTTGCGACGCACTAAGACAGCGGTCCCGGGGTGTACCTTCAAGGCCACTTTCCACACCCCTACCGTCTTCAATTGATCGTATGTTCTGACCTAATCAGCATGCTGTCTTGGGGACGAAAATATGCAACTTCGGTTTCATGTGGGAACAGGTTGTTGCCATCTTTCACCGTTTGAGGTCACAATCAATGTCGAAAGTATTGATTCAACTGTAGAGACATCCAATGGCTAGATTTGTCCCCTCTGAAGAACGAAGCGACAAAGTAGATGCTTCACCGACCAAGAGCTTCTTTGTGAGTATTATCACCAAGGACATCTTACTAAATGAAGCCATCCATGATTTGGTAGACAATTGCATTGACGGTGCAAAAAGACTTCGACCCGGGATCAGCGCGGATTACAATGGCCTTAGTGTATCCATCAACTTCGATGAAAATCACTTCGAAGTGAAAGACAATTGCGGTGGAATCCCACTAGACGTTGCGAAGAAGTATGCGTTCAAATTTGGTCGAGCGGAAGGATTTGAAAGCACTTCGCATTCGGTGGGGCAATTTGGAATTGGTATGAAGAGAGCATTGTTTAAGTTTGGAAATAAGTTCTCTGTTTGCTCAGTGGAGCCTAATTCGACCTTTAAGATCTTAGTAGACGTCAATAATTGGGTTTCTGACAATATCAACTGGGATTTTGATTTGGAAGGACTTGAGGAAAGGTCTTTTTTAGAGGATGAAACTGGGACTGAAATCTGTGTGACTGAACTTGATCCGAGTGTAAGCTCGACGTTTGGGCTAACGTACTTCGAAAAGAAGGTACGGCAAGAAATTCGAGTGAAACATCAGCATCCCATGCGGCAAGGGTTGCAAATCTCACTAAATGGGGAGGCGATAATCTCTTCAGAATGGCAGCTTACGAGCGATGAAACGATGGCACCGGCATTCGTAAAATATGAAGACGAAATCGGAGGAACTGCGCCGCTAGTTACTAGGCTCTACGCAGGTGTTGGTTCATCAAGTAAAGCAGATGCAGGATGGTATGTTTTTTGCAACGGTCGATGCATTTTAAGCGCGGACCAAGGGAAAACAACCGGCTGGGATGACATATCGAGCGGCGGGACGAAAATTCCAAAATACCACGGTCAGTTTGCACGCTTTAGAGGATACGCTTTTTTGGACTCGAACGATGCCAGTTTGTTGCCGTGGAACACGACCAAGACCGACTTGGACCTGGAGAGTGTCGCCTATCGCCTGCTTATTGCACGAATTATCGAAATAACGCGTCCGGTCATTGATTTTCTAAACGAACTCGATGGCGAAAATGACCTTGAAGATAACGATAAAATTCTGACTCACGCTGTTAACACTGCTCCGAAGGTTCCTCTCGAACGAGTGCAAGAGAAGCCAGCTTTCACTTATACCACAGCCGTTGCGAGAGGCCCCAGAATGGCGACGATTTCATACCGGAAGCCGCGCAGTGTAGCAGACACACTCAAAAAAGAAATGTCAGCTGGAAGCTATAGAGAGCTTGGTGAAAAAACCTTCGACTATGCCAATAGCATTCTTGTTGAGGATGATTGAATTGACTGGTACATTCAATAAAATAGACTACCGATTGAGACCTGCTAAGCATTGCGAACGCAGCATGTTAATTGATTTATTTAAGAGGATGCAGTTTTCTCCGATACAGAACTATCAATATGTAGGACTCGGATCGGTCGCCTTCGTCGATTTTAAGATGGTTCATAAGGCGTTAGGTGTATCAAAATTAATAAGTATTGAAGATGTGGATGATGAAAATGAAAAAAAAAGGTTTGAACGCAACAAGCCGTTCGATTGTGTGCATCTTAAATTCGGAAACTCAAAGGCTGTGCTGCCGAGTCTAGATTTTTCTCAGAAATCTATCGTGTGGATGGATTACGATGATGCCTTTAGCAGAGATATCGCAAACGATCTGTCGTTGATCGCCGGAAAGGCATCGAGTGGCTCCTTGCTCGCCACGACATTTACGACACATTTTCCAACAGATCCAAAGGAAGGACGAAAGGAAGCAGACCGTCTGCAAGGAGAGTTTCCTGATTTCCTCGAAGAGGGCGTGAAACTTTCGGAGTTCCAAGGTCACATATATGCAAATTTCTGCCGCACCACTCTTAATTCAATCATCGAAAAGGCCATCTCCGATGCTGATGCAGGCGTCGCTGAAGCAAGACAAAAGCGAATGCTCAAGCAAGTTTGCTTCTTCCGGTACAAAGATGGATCGCCGATGGTAACCTACGCTTGGATCATTTTATGTGAGAGTGATCTGGAAAAATTTAGTCTCTGTGACTTTGAGGGCCTACCATTTGTTCGGACCGGAGAGGAGCCATTCCGCATAAAAGTGCCTCTGGTGACACCCGTTGAAATTCAAGAGATGGAGCGGCGAGTTCCTGGACTCGAAGCCAATACTGAAATTGAATGGATACCTTGCAGAGAAAGAAGTGATTTCGAAAAGATCTATCGCTATCTTCCACATTTTTCATCAGTGGAGCAAGTCTGATAGAAATTTAGCTCGCAAAACCAGCTTTCAAGAGTTGGATCAGCTAACTTCGCCTGGCCGAAGTCCTCTTCATCACTCTGAATCTCAGTTCGCTTACTTTTGGATTTTGCGACGGCAGCGAATGCCCAAAATAGAAGGCCGCACCTCAGCAAGCTGATCCTGAATGAACGTTTGGTTTGGGTTGTCTGCCTCGAAAGTTGGCAATTGTTTGCAGTTTTGCAGGGACTAGATTCCTGCGCTTAGCTGACCTTTGAGTAGGGTGCAGCATGTGGGGCGATGGGTACTCTGCCAGTACTCGTCGTTATCTGGGTAACAAGTTTGCGTGCACACAGGCGCTGATTGCATGCGCCCACACCTAACAGCTTCCCACGATCATTGATCAAGCCGCTTCGCAAGGTTTTCGGCGCTCTCGTTGTAGTAGGTCAGAAGCTGATTTACGTTTCGATGGCCGACCATCCGTGCCAGGTCCATGACATCGAGCTTCTTGGCGAGTAGAGTGATAGCCCAATGGCGCGAGTCGTGAAACGTTAGCCCCCCAACGGCAGCCCGATCCCTCACCTTGCGCCACAGAACGTCTAACTGCCGCGAATCCAGGCCAAACACGGGATCGAATTCTGGAAGCACCTCCAGCATTTCCACCGCGCGGCGTGAAAGCGGAACCTGTCGCGAGGTGCCGTTCTTCGTCATAGGCAGCTCCACAACCCGGCGCTCGAGGTCGATGTGTTCCCATTTCATGCCGATGATCTCCCCGGCGCGCATTGCGGTTTCTCCGGCAAACAAGAATGCATGAAACGCGCGCGCCGTCGCGTTTTTGAGGTCATTGCCTGCGGAGAGCTCAAGCCGTTCTAGCTCCGCGTTCGTCGGCAAGCGATCCCGCGCAGCTGACTCTTGCGGCTTGCGCACATCGGTCAGAGGCGAATCTCCCATCAATCCCCACTCCCGCCGAGCCACGAAGAATACAGACCCCATGAGGGTCATCTCTCTCCGCACTGTCGAGGGTGCCACCTTTTGCAATCGGGCGTCACGCCAAGCGGCGAAATCTGCAGGTGAGAGTTCGGAGAGGATCTTGTCGCCAAGATCGGATTGGCCCCATCGGTTCAAGCGAAGCGCTTCCCACTTATAGCCGCGCTTTTTCGAGCTCACCTCACGGGCGTACCGTTCAAAGAGATCGCGCAACTTCATCTTGGCGGCGATCTTCGACCCGTTCAGGATCTCATATTCCTTGCGGCTGGCCCAATCTTGCGCTTCCCTCTTCGATGGGAATACCTTGCTGGCGCGCACACCCGCTCTGGCCACCTCGGCCCGCCATCCTGTCTTGGTTTTGCGAAACGTCGCCATGAATTACGCACCACGCTCTAAATGCGGAAAATATGCGTAACAACATGCGCATTTTTACGCTTCATAGGCAAGCGGCAGCCGCCTGCCTATGTGAATAACCCATGTTCTGCAGGTAATTGAGCGAGCATGACCACTACCAACGGTGTGAGTGGTGCCTCAAGAGGGACTCGAACCCCCGACCTTGTCCTTACGAAGGACCTGCTCTACCAGCTGAGCTATTGAGGCGAAGCGAAAGCTGATCTACCCGCTGCCCGCAGATCAATCAAGATGAAATC